TCAAGAATGTACTTTCCATCGTATGGATACACCTTGTAGATATCTCTTGCAATCTGGGACAATGCCTTCTGTTCATCAGTAAGTGGCATCCCACGAAAGACACCATTATCTCCACAATGAATGCTCTCTGCCTGATTTCTGGCAAGATGACTATCCTGTGGAACAATCACAATATCTGGTTTCACATTGCCTGCAATACGAGCAATTGCTTTTTCAATATCAGTTTCATCAAGTACAGCTGATGTTTCGATAATCGCATGGCAAATGCCATGTCCAATTAATACTTCAACAGCAATCTTTGGATTTTCTTCTGTCGCATATGCCAAGTCAACAATGGCACCTGCTATTCTGTCAGCCACCTTATCAGGATGGCATGGATTTACTTTTTCAATCATGTTATTTTCCTTCCCTTGCTCTTAGGAGTCTTTCCATCAAATCATTCTGTGGAGCAGCATCATCATAATCTGTGCTGCAGTTCTCCTTCACAATCTGAAATATTTCGTTCCAGAGCCTTACTGCCTGGTTCATATAGTTGATGCCAATGTTAATGAACGGAGATGGGATTGGTTTCTGTGTTGTTGGATGCTTTGAAAGAAATCCCAGCTTGTTGGTCATCTCTTCGCACTGAATCCATCTTGCAGAACACATCGCATATCTTTCCAACAGCTGTGGAGATACCTTCGATGAGCATCCGATCTTGTTTAGCCAGTTCCATGTTTCCGTATAGATTTCGTGAGCCTGCAGTTCACTTCCGTCTCTCTGTTCTGCAGACAGGAAGTCGTGTGGCTTTGGCATCTCCACACCTTCCACTTCAGGAATATCCAGGACTTCTAATTTTCTGCCACCTGGATTTCCGTTCTTTGCTTTCTCGGATACAGCCGTTTTCTTGCGACCTGCACCAGGTCTTGCACCACCACGGCCACCGATGTTATTCGATTTTGTAGGCACGTTAAGTACACCCTCCTTTAATTACCCTTTTGATTTCGCATTTTTCACACGCAAGACCCCACGCCGTTCCCCGGGACCTTGATGCGTTTGAGATTTGAACCGCCCCTGGGTCACTTATCGTAGCTGTATACACGATGTTTTTTGCTTCCTTGATAATCACCACGCTCGGCGTGAATCTTTGCATGACATGACTTACATAAAGCAATGAGGTTAGACCTATCATGTGTTCCACCTTCTGACAGTGGCAGCTTGTGATGAACCTCATCAACAGGCACAAGGATTCCTTTCTCAAAACACAGTTCACAGAAAGGATGCTGTGATACATACTTGTCACGGATACGTTTCCATGATCTTCCGTACCTACGGCGTACAGCTGGATCTCTGCCATACTTCTCGTAGGAACGAGCCGCCTGTTTCTCGTGTTCCTTGCAGTACCTTCCATCAGTAAGGTTTGGACAGCCGGGGTAACCACACGGTTTCTTCGGTAGTCTCGGCAACTTCTCCACCTCCTTATGGGCATAAGAAAAGCCCTGCAGGTTTCCCCACAAGGCTGTAACTCATTCTATTTTGCTATTATAAGTATAGCACATCCCTTATGCGACTTATAGATGAACTCGGGGTGAACTAGGGTGAACTGGGGTGAACTCTTTCAAAGTTTTCTATTGCTCTGTTATGAATTCGCTGTGTCCACCTTAATGTGTAATGTACCTTCGTTGCAATCTGGTTCATTGGCATAAACATCAGATATCTGTAGCGAAGGATAAGCTGTTCATACGGGTCTTCCAGTTTATCGATTTCTGCATCGATTTCCTTCTTCATATCTTCAAGCTTTTCATAGTCAGCTTTTATCTCTTCTTCCAGATCACCGATTTTGCCAAGGTATCTTACAAAGGGAGGTTCAAGATTTCTTGTTCCCGAAAACTTCTCTTCAAAGCTTGGGGAAGAAACACTTGTTGATAATTCCTTATAGCATTCCAGCTTGATAAGTTTATCATTAATCTTGTTATTTAGAATGAACGGTCTGTTCAGATAATCTTTAGCCGTCATAAGCACCACCTCCGATTCTTGCCTTAACCGCATCGATAAGATCTGTCTGTGTTTTCTCTTTGAGCCTTAATGCCTTCATCACATCTTCATCAATGGTATCCTTTGAAATAATGTGGTGTATGACAACCGTGGATTTCTGCCCCTGTCTCCATAACCTTGCATTGGTCTGCTGATAGAGTTCCAATGACCAGGTAAGGCCAAACCATATAAGGGTCGAACCACCACTTTGCAAATTCAAGCCATGTCCGGCACTCGCAGGGTGGATTACAGCAATCGGTATCTCGCCATTATTCCAATCTTTGATATCCTTTGAAGTCTTGATTTCACGAACCTTGAATCTTTCCCTGATTCGCTCCAAATCGTGGTTATACCAGTAAGCTACAAGTACAGGCTTGCCATTTGCACCTTCAATCAAGTCCTCAAGTGCATCAAGCTTACGGTCATGAATATGGAACACCTTTTTTTCTTCGTTATAGATAGCACCATTTGCCATCTGCAGAAGTTTACCTGAAAGAGCAGCTGCATTTGCAGCATCAATTTCTTCATCTTCCAAAGACACAACCATTTCCTGCCTTAATTCGTCATATACAGACCATTCCTTTTCTGAAAGCTTTACTTCCACTTCGTTCATAATGCATTCAGGCATTTTAAGAAAATCTGCCGACTTCATAGAAATCGTAATATCCGATATCAGTCTGTAGATTGCATCTTCCGCACCCTGTCTTGGTTTGTAGGAAAATATCATCTGCTGATTTCGTTTATCCGGCACAAAGAAATTCATACGATAATGTGTGATGTATCTTCCGAGCCTTTCTCCCGTGTCGAGGATTCTGAACTCTGCCCATAAATCCATAAATCCATTACTGCTTGGAGTTCCTGTAAGACCCACTATTCTTTTTACCTTTGGTCTTACTTTAAGAAGGCTCTTGAATCGTTTAGCCGATGCAGACTTGAAAGACGATAATTCATCAATGACAACCATATCGAAATAGAATGGAAAGCCACTTTTGTTGATAAGCCAGTCCACATTTTCTCTGTTGATCAGATAGATACCAGCACTTTTTCTTAATGCCTCTTTTCGCTCCAACTCTGTACCTATGACCACCGAATAGGTCAGTCCCTTTAAGTGATCCCACTTTTCTATTTCAGCAGGCCATGTATCTCTTGCTACTCGAAGGGGTGCAATGACCAGAACCTTTCCAACTTCAAATCTGTTATAGAGAAGTTCAAAGATTGCCGTTAAGGTAATCACACTCTTTCCGAGTCCCATTTCTAAAAGAACTGCTGCCACAGGATGTTCCAGTACAAAGTTCGTTGCATAAGTCTGATAATCATGAGGATTGTATTTCATCAATGACACCCCCAATCACATCAGTGTTATCAACCACATAGCAGGGAAAACCCAAAGCTGATAACTGTTTCATTCTTCTTTTCTGTAAGGCTCTTGGTTTCTTGCCAGGAGCCTTGAGTTCTATAAAAGCTATTCTCCCTTTTGGAAGAAGAACCAGTCTGTCCGGCACTCCGTCAAATCCGGGAGATGTAAATTTGATGCAGAATCCACCTGCAAGCTTTACAGCCTTTACAAGCTTCTGCTCTACTTCTTTTTCACGCATTCGTGCCACCTCCATCAATGCTGAATTTGATGGTGTGACAGGGTAAGACTGTCATTTCCTATACTTTATATATAGACTTAATTTTTTTACTCTATAGAAAAGGATAGTAAATAGCCGTCATTAACTGTCACACCTACTGTCATTACTCTTCTTCCATAAAGTCCGTCTTGAGTCTTAAGCCTTTAATGTATCTGCCTTTACGGTCACGATATCTTTCAAATCCGACCGTTTCCAAGGCTGTGTAGAAATCTGTTGTGCTTCTTGTAAACTCACCCACCTGGGTACAGAAGATTCGATACTCGTTATATACCTCGCTCGACTTTGCCACATAGGCAGGGTCAAGTTCGCAGCGTTCACTTAAGAAGTAGGAAAGCCAGTCATTACTTTCCTTATAATGCTCAATGGCATCACGCACCTTCTGTGGTGGGTCAATCTTGTAATTGTCTGCGATTACCTTTCTTGCACCTTCGATTACCCATGTAAGGATTGCTCCACCAGCCTTTTCAAACAGATAGTCTGCATAGTTCTTAATATCAGCACTTCCTTCAATCTTGGCATCAAACGGAATAACGATAAGTCTTCTCCAGGTACCTTTATCAATCGCACCGACCTTTGGCAGATGGTTGGTATAAAGCACAAGTGTATGTGTCGGAGTATATGAGAACGGATCTTTATACTTCTTTTCAGCATAGATTTCATCGGTAGAACAAAGCTGCTTAACATTGGCAGTATTCAATCTCATGCCTTCTTCCAACTCTGCTGCAATGAGCATTCTCTTACCCTTTGCTTCAGCAAGTTCCGGCTTAACATTTCTTCTGCATCCAACAGTCAGCATATCGGCAGAGATGTTTCCTGAGTATGTGCCAAGCACTCTTGCGATAACATTCCAGAAAGTAGACTTACCATTACGACCTTCTCCATATGCGATAATAAGAGCCTCCACATACACCTTACCGATTGCAGACAAACCAACCATTCTCTGAACATAATCAATAAGGTCAGCATCCCTTAAAAAGAAGGTGTCAAGTGCAGCTGCCCAGATATCAGCTCCATCACTTGATGGGTCAACAGTTGTCTGCTTTGTGATGAAATGCTCTGGTCTGTGTTCCATCGGAAACTTGGTGCCCTGTCTTAAATCATAGGTAAGAGTCGGTGTGTTCAGCATGAACTCATCGGCATCAAGGTTTCTCTGTTCCACTTCAAGCATCGGACGAGCCTCTTTTAATGTGGCAGCAATGTTCTTTGTATCTCTTCGCTTAATGGCATATTTCTTATAGACAGAAGCATCTTCATACATCTCGTAGGCATGAGCCTGCTGCTTGTTGAACATCTGCACGGCTTTCTTCGGACCCACGGATACAAGAATCTCCATGCCACCATTCTTTACAAGTTCATCCATAGCCTTCTTCATTTCGGTTTCGGCCTCTGCAAGCTGTCTTTCCGTCAAATCCTGGGAAACACCCTGGGACTTTGGTTTTGACTCTTCCCAGAAACTGCCGTTGTAAACCATGTAATCAGTAGATGGGGAATAGCGAAGGATGTCCTTATATTCGGTTGCAAGAACCGTAGCCTGTCCAACATCGGAGAAGTCTTCCGGCTTTAATCTGCAATCGGAGTTGTACTGTTCAGGTGGAATGTATCCTTCCTGGTTCGATACCTTGTTACCGAACTTTGATGCACTTCTCCATATCACCTTGAGTTCACTTTCAGGAAGTGGCGGGTTACAGAGTTCTGCCTTCTTAAGGAAAATCTGATAAGCCTCTTCTGTATTTCCATATCTCTTGATAATCTTTCCTGCAATGTGGCTCATGGTGCTATTACGCTGACCTTCCGGCACCTGCTCAAGGCTTGCATCGAAATCTGCAAAATCATCCTCTTCCAGATAATCAAGAATGGTTTTATCCCCTTCATAGAACTCCACTTCATCAGAGTCATTGCCATAAAGGAATCTTGCAGAATCTAATGCGTTGGTATCGTAATATGGGAAAGCATCAGCAATCTTGCGTTTCATGGCTGCATACTCTTCTCCATCCGTTACCTTTGGTATAGGGAAGAACACATGAAATCTCGGTCTTGCCGATTTGTCACCCTTTGGAAGATTGTGGTGTCTGCTGTAAGATGCGGCGAAAACAACTCCCGGAATTGAAAGTGCAATATCAAAAGGAGTAAGCCAGTCTTTCGGGTTCTCTGAATGGTCATTGTCACAGTCAAGAGGGATACAGTCGGAGGATTCAAAGTTATCCTTACTGCGGTAGTTTCCCTTGTACTTAGCAGTGACATGATCCATCTTGGTTGCTGCGATAAAGGACTCTTTATCCGTTACAACATTCTTATTGGGATACAGACAGTTACCGCTGTTGCCGACACAGTCTGCTGAATAAACAGTAAAATTAATCATATTCTCCGACCTCCTTCAAATCCTGAGTAAACCATCTAATCCTCATTCTTCGTTTCTTGGCAACACCAATCTCACGAGCCATGCCACGGTTTATCACACCACCGAAGACCCAGACCTCTGTGCATTTGCCAAGAAGTACATAATTGAAATGCATAGCCATCTCTCTTTCAGCCTCATTACCGTCATCCATGAACTGCGGATATAAAAGATGAGGTGTTACCGGGATAGCATTTTCATCAACAGCAAATCTGCTGTATCGTTTTGCATTCTTTACATTGGTTTCAACATCACCAGCATATGGACTGCACACATACACCAAAGGAAGATAGGCAGCCTTTTTATCAGCTGCCATTTCCTCACGGTGGATGTTGGTAAGAGCCTCATATGTGGTTGGGTCAAAGTACCCTTCGTGATTAAACTTATCAACACCCATATCTCTTAATCCTCCTGTTCGATAACTGGTAAGATGCCTTCATTCTTCAAAAGGTCATAAAGGAAAAGTCTGCCCTTCTGAGTCCAGTAGGTATGCATCACACTTCTGCTCTCATCGATTGCGTAGGTACGGGACTGTGTGTATCCGCACTCTGCATAATGCTGATATAAAAGCCAGGTCTTTCTGAACTTGTACTGAACCCCAAGTTCGTGAAGAAGTTCATTGAACTTGCGACCGCTCATACCGTAGTCCTTTGCAATCTGTGTAATAGGTACTGTGTTCTTGTTCTGTAAAATAAGGTCATAGTAGCTTGCCTTTGGCTGGAGTTCTGCAATCTGCTGACGCTGAACAAGTGCCAGACATTCAAGCTGCTTTCTTCTCTCACGCTCTTCCTTAAGCTGTGTGAGTGCTGCAATCGCAAGATCAGGATTTTCCAAGATTTCATCGATGGCATACATTCCATGCTTACGGATGGTCGGAAGAACTTCTGATGTAACCCAGTGCTTGAACTTCTTCGCATTCGGCATCTTGCTTGAAAGGATAAGACTGTAAAGTCCAGACTCATTGATGATGATGGTTTCCTTATCCTGTTTTCCATCAAAAATCATGACCTTGTGTCTGTCCTCTTCCTCTACATGGCGGTTGATATCTCGACTACCGTTCTGGTACCCGAGAATGTCTGCTACATCCTTGCCGACAAACATAACCTCACCGTTTACAGTTGCTGTTCTTACAGAGCCAAACTCTGTGCTGTTAAATACTTGTAATTCCATACGAATTACCTCCTTAAATTAATTTCTCGGAGGTGTCACCCTCCTACCTGGTAGCCTTGGGAGAAGGGTTAAAAGGACGTTTTTGAAAAAACTTTTTTTAATTTGTTGATTGCACGTCTGTAACGATGACTGACAGTATTGGCATCCTCACCGATTTCTGCTGCATACTCACCAACGGTGTAACCATCAAGTGCAATGGCAATGACCATATCTGCTACCGCAGGTTTAAGAAGACTTCTCAAAGTTTCACAGCACTCTTCGTATTCAAACTGGTTATGTACTCCGTCAATAGAACTGTTAAAGGCTGACTTATCAGCTGCTCTGTACATGATTGCTTCTTCGGTGTTGACCTCAACTGTTCCGTCCTTGCTCTTCATATAAGCATTGCCAGTATGACGGTCATGCTTGTGCCAGCTGTTGTAGTCGGGTCTGTTGAATCTCTCCTCGATTACATCCTGGATTCTCTGTTCGTAGTCTTCCTGGCTTTCATTTTCTGAAATGGAGATATTAAGCCATCTCTCCAATTCCACGTTTTCGACCTCAAGGGTCTGGTACTCGTTCTCATAACGAATCTTGATTTTCATAAAGTTCCTGCCTTTCTGCCTGGTTCTTGCAGAAGGGCAATGGGAACAAATAAAGGCCGGTGCTTGTAGAAGTACCGACCAATGAAGCCTGAAAAAGGGCATAAGGAAATAAGGGTACCTCTATCACGCCTTCCACAGGTTGTCCTGTGGTTGATGTCGATATCTGTATCCCAATGCCCTTATAGCTAATCAGGCCTTGTGATATTTAATATTTGAGTGTCTGCCACTCAGTTTGAT